TTTTTTTGCACCAAATCCGCACCAAAATCCCGATAACACGGATTGCAAAACAATGTATAAAATTTTTGCACCATGAATGCACCATGAATAATATACATTTTTGAACGTTTTTGAACAGATTTGAACAAAGAAAAAACCGCTAAGCATCGTAACTTAGCGGTTTTTTGTCGGTGCAACAACCGTATTCATTTTGGTCCGAGTGGCGAGAGTCGAACTCTATTACATTAACGTATTATCGTATAAAATACTGCATGTGCACCAAAATTGCACCTGTGCAATTTGACGGAAAACTTTGCAGCCCTATATTTGGTATTGCAAATCTCACCCTATAATAATGGACAAAACTTTTATTTAGTTCTTTTCAAATCGTGCATCAATCCTGCATACGTTTCCGGTTTTGCTTCCTTTAGTGCGTCCATGAATTCATCCAGCACACGCCAAGCATGGCCGGAGTCTGCGCTTTTCATAGTTTCCAAAAATTCACTCATTCCACAACACACTCGTAATATTTTTCCACTTTGTTTTTGGAAGCATCTTTGTCATTGATGAATGCCGCCGCCAAGTCTGCATAGAATTCAGCCATGTTCACGTTGTGCTTTTTAGCTGCCGGATAGTAGTCACTGAACATCATGTTCATGGCCGCATAGAATTCTTCTTTTGTGCAATCCATCCCACGCGGGGCCATGTAAGTAGAGGTCTGTTCTATCGTCCAGTGTTCGCCGGTGGAGCCGTCGGCGTTTTCCATGTTATGCACCCATTGTTTCAAGTCGCCGGAATCTTTTGCGATGCGAAGCATTCTTGCAAAGTCATTCATGGCAACGTAACAGCGCACAATGCTTTCAAACTCTGTCAGGCTTTTGGAGGATATTGCATCACCCATGCAATAATAGGCTTCTTCCATCAAGCGCTGTTCATAGTCCTCAAAGTCCTTGTATGTAAGCTCTTTCAAGCCTTACACCCCCTGTTCAGCGCATATCCTCCGCATAGCGGCGTTTATATTCGCGGTCATCCTGGTCTGTGTCCATCCGGCGGCGCATGTCATCCGCATAACGGCGGTCACGGCGCATATCGTTGCCATAACTCCCGCGCATTTTTGCTTCCCAACCGCCATCATGGCTGTAACCCTCTTCTTCCATGATGTCATCAAGGTTGGCAATGCTCTGTGTGACCTTGTAAACCACGTCAAGATCACGAACATTCAAAGTGCCGTGACGGGAAACTTCATCCAGTTCATCACAAAGCATTTCCCGGATGTCATTCATTGCTTTCATGCTCATTGTTATTTTCCCCTTTCTTAACTTTCGCGTTCAACAATCAGATTGCTGTTGGATACGGAAATTGCCTGCGTGCTGCTATTTTCCACCGCTATTGTTACGCAGCATCCACGAGGAACCTCTACAAATGCAGCAATGTAAATATTGAAGAAATTTTCAACTGCCGCAGGTGTCACGGTTGCTGTGGCGCTATTCAGCGGCTCACCATTGATTGCAAGAGAAGCTGAAATCGCTTCAACTGTTCCTCCAGTTGGAATTGCAATATTCGCCCCAAACGAAATTTTGAATCGTGCCTTGCACTGATTTGTCAAACCGCGCAGCGTTACAATGCCAGACCCGGCACGGTGA